TCTTTCTGTTCGTGGACTAGAAGAACTCATTGATTATCAGAGATACCCTGTAGCGGCAGCAGAAGCGGCAACAAAGGCACGTAGGTCTCTTGGTATTGGTTTTATTGGTTTGGCACACTATTTGGCAAAACTAGGTTACAATTATGCTGAGCAGGATGCATGGGATGCTGTCCATGGTCTGTCAGAATCATTCCAGTATTTCCTTCTTAAGTCTTCTAACGAGATTGCTAAGGAAAAAGGATGGTGTGAAAACTTTGGTCGCACCAAGTATGCCGATGGTATTCTTCCCATTGATACATATAAGAAAGATGTAGATGAAATTTGTTCACAGGAGTTAATACATGATTGGGAAGGTCTTAGGGCATCTATCAATGAGTTCGGTTTACGGCACTCAACACTGTCCGCACAGATGCCTTCAGAGAGCAGTTCCGTTGTGTCAAACGCAACAAATGGAATTGAACCACCTAGAGGATACTTGTCCATTAAGAAGTCCAAAAAAGGACCTCTTAAGCAAATTGTTCCTCAGTATGCCACGCTAAAGAATAATTATACATTACTTTGGGAAATGCCTGATAATACAGGATACATCAATACAGTGGCAGTAATGCAGAAATTCTTTGATCAAGCAATTTCTGGCAATTGGAGTTATAATCCAGAGAACTATTCTGATAATGAAGTTCCAGTTTCAGTTATGGCAAATGATTTTTTAACTACATATAAGTACGGGTGGAAGACATCATATTATCAAAACACATATGATATCAAGACCGATGAGGTTGTGGAGGAGAAACCCGATTTGGAAAGTTTAGTTGCAGAATTAAGTACAATAGAGGAGGGAGAGTGTGAATCCTGTGCAGTTTAAAGTAAGTTCAGCGCAAGACCCAAAAACAAAAGTTAATGGGATGACCGTATTTAATACGGAACAAGTGAATACCAAAAAACAACCAATGTTTTTTGGCAAACCCCTTGGAGTTCAAAGATATGATTCTTATAAGTATCCTATTTTTGATAAACTAACAACACAGCAACTTGGTTATTTTTGGAGACCAGAAGAAGTCTCATTGCAGAAAGATCGTGGAGATTATCAAACACTTCGTCCAGAACAAAAGCATATCTATACAAGCAACCTCAAGTATCAGATTATGCTTGACTCCATACAAGGGCGTGGTCCTGGGATGGCTTTTATACCTTATTGCAGTCTACCCGAACTAGAAGCATGTATGGAAGTCTGGGGATTTATGGAGATGATCCATAGTCGCTCTTATACTTACATCATCAAGAACGTCTATGCTGACCCTTCAGAGGTCTTTGATAAGATTGTTACTGATGATCGCATCCTAGAGCGTGCTGCTAGCGTTACAGGAGCATATGATGAATTCATTAACAGTGCTCATCTATATGACACTGGTAATATGTGGCGTGAAGAATTTAGAGGTTCACCTACATCCGAATGGGAAATCAAAGATGTCAAACGCAAACTCTACAGAGCAGTCGCCAACGTTAACATTCTTGAGGGTATTAGGTTCTACGTTAGTTTTGCTTGTTCTTTCGCCTTTGGTGAACTTAAACTCATGGAAGGAAGTGCAAAAATCATCTCACTAATTGCTAGAGATGAGAATCAGCATCTTGCCATCACTCAAAATATTCTTAATAAATGGAAAAAAGGTGATGACCCTGATATGAAACAGATCATGAAGGAAGAAGAAGAGTGGACTTATAAGATGTTTGACAACGCTGTAAATGAAGAGAAGCGTTGGGCAGACTATTTGTTTAAGGATGGATCAATGATTGGTCTGAATGACAAACTTCTCCAGCAGTATGTTGAATGGATTGCTAACCGTCGCCTGAAAGGGATTGGTCTGAAACCTGTATATGATATTGCAGCATCTGCTAACCCTCTGCCCTGGACACAGCATTGGATCTCTTCTAAGGGTCTTCAGGTAGCACCTCAAGAGACTGAAGTTGAGTCCTATGTTGTCGGTGGCATCAAGCAAGATGTCAGCAAAGACACATTTAGTGGTTTCAAACTTTGAATCTTGTGCTTAAATAGGGGAAGTAGTTTCCCCTTTTTATGCCTAGAAATCAATTGAATAAAGAGGAACTAAAAGTTCGTATTTACAAATTAAAAGATAGTGTAGACGACGAACCTAAAACTGTGTGGCAGGGAGAAAAAGACCTGGCACATAAATACCTCAACCGGGTATTAGACATTTTAGATGAGTATAGGTATTGATTATGAAAACCCTTGGATCTATATGGAACTCCCTTTTAGTGGGGATCTTATTGGGAATCACTACGGTTTTGTTTATCTCATTACCAATAAGTCAAACAAACGACGCTACATTGGGAGAAAATATTTTTGGTCTTTCAGGACCCCAAAAGGAAAAAAACGTAAAGTAAAACAGGAATCTGATTGGAGAAAATATTATGGGTCTTGCCCGGAACTTAAGGAAGACGTTATCAAATACGGCAAGCAGAATTTTAGCAGAACTATTCTCAGCCTTCATAAGACGAAGGGCAAAACTAATTTTGAAGAAACAAGACAACTCTTCTACTACAACGTCCTCACCGAAGAACTTGACACAGGAGTCCCTGCCTACTACAATAGCAACATCCTCAGCAGGTACTACCGAAAAGATTACTATGGAAAAGGTGACGACTGAAGAACTGGTACTTGATATTAGAACTTGGGCGTTGAAAAAATTTAATGAAATTGAATTTGACAAATCACTTGGAGATGCAAATGCAGTGTATCAAGAGTTTGCAGAGTGGTTAGAACCCCGAGGAGAAGAAATTGAAATTGTTTCACTAGATGAAATTACTCCAGATGAGTTTGAGAAATTTCAAGAACAGACTTGACACCCCCATACCCTGTGGGTTATAATTACAGGGTTGAGACAATCAACTGCGGTGCTCCCCTTGCTAGTTCAGGAGTAGCGGCGATAGGAACTGGCATTGACTCGCTAGCTCAGATGGATAGAGCAACTGCCTTCTAAGCAGTCGGTCGAAGGTTCGAGTCCTTCGCGAGTCGTAAGGGACTGGCATACATCCCTGCTCACATCTCCAGGAGAATAAAGAACTGGAAATACAACCCATGTGAGAGAGAGGTGGGATCCCTCTTGAGCCCATCAGTGTTATTCTGCAGGATATCACTGATGCATTATTGCCTTTGTAACTCAGCTGGTAGAGTAGGTCTTTTGTAAAGATCAGGTCGCAGGTTCAAGTCCTGTCAAAGGCTCCTTCTTCAAGTTTGAATTTTAGTATTATGAAAAGTGTAAATGATATTCTAGCACCGGATTGGTTCTCTTATATGAACTACCTTTCAGGTGGTGATAAAGTAATTCATTATTCTTGGAAGAAGTCTGGTCTTTCTAAAACAGAAAGAAAAGAAATTAAATCTATCTTTCAAGAAATAGATGAATTAACGGGTCTTTCTTTTGTCAAAACTAAAAAGAAAGATGATGATCTTCGTTTTATCTATACTGAAGAAATTACTGACTCAACTAGACTTGAAATTGATGATGCAGGTCCGTTTGAGGATGCTGTAGTTGGACGTGCTTCTGCCCGCAATAACCGCATCAAAATCTTTATCAAAGATGATGATGATATTGTTGATACCCGTGAGAGATATGTTCTTCGTCACGAAATTGGTCATGCCTTAGGTCTTGGTCATCCCCGTGGTGAAGGTGCTCATCCAGATTTCACTTCTGAAGATACTATAATGTCTTACAATGTTTATGGTAACTGGAACGGTTTGACTGTCTTTAGATACTTTGGTTTTACTGACCTAGATAAACAGGCACTTCAATATAATTGGGGTCCAAATCCAGAAAATATTATTCTTGGCGATAATATGGATATTATAGAAGAAATTCCTTCTCTTATGTAAGACCTTCGGGTCTTTTTATTCCCCTGTAGCTCAGCGGCAGAGCCATCGACTGTTAATCGATTGGTCGTAGGTTCAAATCCTACCGGGGGAGTTTGCTTGATTAACTCAGCGGTAGAGTGACTCCTTTACACGGAGTAGGTCGGCGGTTCGATCCCGTCATCAAGCATATAAATAAATAAAATTGATTTGACGTTAGACACATGATTACTGTAAGATGCAAAGAATGTAAAACAGAATTGACTAGTAGCAATAAACTACAGTTCTGTGGATGTACAAATCAGATGAGTTTGCTGGGAAACAAAGTTGGTGCCAAAGACCTTGATATGGTGGTTATGGTTACTAATGATGTAGAAAGAAAAATTAATAGTCATTTCTCAAGAGAAGAACTTTTATATCAAGAAGAAAGGCGTAGACGTAAGGTAAGACGACTAGATTTTGAAGTTCGATAATAGATTGTAAAGATTTTGTTTGAAATGTTACAATAGGTATATCATCTATATACAGTTATATGGAGATACTTATGGCTCTCTTTTATCTTCTAATGCTAACAATAGTTTCATTAGTCGTATTTGAAAGTCCTTTAAGGAGCAATCAAACATGGAAACCAAGGTATGTCCCAAGTGCGAAGCAACCTGGATAGGTGGTCAGCATTTTTGGACGGGAACTGGTAAGATGGGTAATGAATTGGATCTCGCGGGTTTAGTATGCAACAAATATGGTGATGAAACCTGCATAAATCCTTGCATTGGAATGGAGGGAGGAGTAACATGGGAAGAGAGGAGGTCAATTTTGCAAAAAGTTATGCCAAAAGAAAATGACACAACGTAATTACGCAACCGAAGAACAAGTTCAGGTAATGATTGACGATGCAATACGACAACATAATCGTAATGCTGGAATTATTAGTATGTTTGTTGGTTTTTTTGTTCTTGCACTTTTTAGCGAGGGTCTCCTTCGACTTATTGGAGTAATACCTCCAATGTTACCATGGCTTGACATACATACGCTGTTGTAATTTTGAATTAACCTACATAATACGAAAAGAGAATCTTATGTCAAAGTTTATGCCCGATTTTAGTCAAACAGATTATGATTTAATTATCAATGCACTGGAGTATAAACGAGGACATTATATTCCTGGTGATAAAGTGTACAATGAATATGGTGAAATTATTGAAGAGTTGAAAAGAAGAAGTCAAAGTGCTGTTGCTTGGAGGGTATAAATGAACCCCTTTATCTTAGTTGCATGTTTTTTGCCTCTAGGTATAATTTACATTGTTATGAAATTAGCGGTGTGGATGTCAGTAGTAAATTCAGAAGCTTCTTATGTCCGAAAAGAACCTTTACGAAAACGAGGACCTTACGTGGAAAATCCATATGAGGATGTTGACACGGAAGATGAGGAATATGGAGATCGTACAGATTATCGATGATACTCTTTTTAGATATTATTTTGATAAGGGTATGACAGTACCACAATGGAAAACTAAAAAAGATCCGCAGTGGTGGATAAACTATTTGAAAGAATTAGGAATAGAACAATGATTAATCCATTATCTGTAGTAAAAAATACTAGGAAAACTTATAGGAAAGATCTACAAAAAGTTATAACAGAGGTTCAAGTTCAATTTAAAAACGAAGAACCAACATGGATTCCATACGATACTTTAATTGCGATTCAGGAGAAATGATGAAAGTAGGAATTATTGGTTTAGGTAGAATGGGTGAGGGCATGTCTCGCCGTATGATGAAAGCAGGTATTGAAACCTGGGGTTATAGACGTAACTATGCAAAGGCTGAAGAAGCATTTGAAAAAGGTTATGTCAGTGGAATTGCTACTGATTTAGAAAATCTTGTTAAAATAGTTCATCACGTAGATGGACGAGTTGGTAAATGTCCTGGCATCTTTCAACTTGTTATTCCAGCAGAATTAGTAGAGGACACACTCGATGAGCTACTACCATTACTTGGCGACGGAGATATTATTATTGATCATGGCAATAGCAACTTTAAAGATTCTCGCAGGAGAGCAGAAAAGTTATCTAAACTTGGTATCCAATTTCTTGATTGTGGTACTAGTGGCGGTGTTTATGGTTTGGAGCGTGGATACTGTCTTATGGTTGGTGGTGCAAGTGGGGCAGTATCTGTCTGTGCCCCCATTTTCAGGGCACTGGCACCTGGCATTGCCTCTGCACCCCGCACAGACCCATACAGCAACTCAACTAGCGCAGAATATGGGTGGTTACATTGTGGCGGTCCTGGAGCAGGTCATTTTGTAAAAATGGTTCATAACGGAGTTGAATATGGCATCATGCAAGCGTATGCCGAAGGGTTTAATATTCTCCATCATGGTAACCTTGGTTCCAAATATGTTAAGGAAGGGGATGCTGAGGTTGCTCCGATGGAAAATCCGGCAGACTATCAATACGATATTGATACTGTTGAGGTGGCTGAGCTTTGGCGTCGTG